GCCCACGGCCGTGTTCCTGGACGCCGTCAACGAGCCGGTGTTCGCGCCGGAGCACCTCGAGCAGCTGCGCGTGTTCACCAGCGTCGTTACGGTGAGCTACCGGACATGAGCAACAGCATCGTCACGATGAAGGCGCTCTTCTTCGACCGCGCGGCCGTCACCGGTGCCGTGGACAGGGCCACGCGGCGCGCGCTGTCGCGATTCGGGGCTTTCGTGCGCCAGACGGCCCGGCGAAGCCTGCGCACACGCACCGGCTCCGCGCCGCCGGGGCAGCCGCCGCACTCGCACACCGGGCTTGTCAGGCGCTTCATCTGGTTCGCCTACGAGCCGGCCCGGAGTTCCGTGGTGATCGGCCCGGCACGCCTGACGGGCAGGGGGCGCGGCGATGCGCCAAGCCTGCTCGAGCACGGCGGCCGGGCGCAGCGGAAGGCCCGGGGCCGCGGCGGCGGCGCCTACCGGCCGCGCTACCGGCCCCGGCCGTTCATGCAGCCGGCCTTCGACACCGAACGGGCCCGGCTGCCCGCGCTGTGGGCCGACAGTGTGAAACGCTGACCAGGAGGACAGGACCATGGATTTCGTGCTCGGCAAGGACTGCAAGGTGTACTGCGGCGCGGCCGGGACCCAGCTTTCGGGCCTGGCTGAACTGAGCACGGTCCGCAAGGCCGGCCTCAGCGCCGAGGCCGGCGAGGCGGACGTGACCACCCGCGCCAACAGCGGCTGGCGGGCCACGGCGGCGACGCTGCGCAGCCTGTCGGCGGAACTGGAGGTGGTGTTCAAGCCCGGCGACGCGGGCTACGAGACGCTGCGCGACGCCTACCTCGGCGGCACGTCCGTCTGCCTGGCGGTCCTGACCGGCGCCAGGGACAGCGCCGGCTCCGAGGGGCCGCACGGCGACTGGGCCGTCACCGGCTTCAGCCGCACGGAGGAACTGGAGGAGGGCGTGGTGGTCACGGTGACCGCCAAGCTCACCAGCTTCACCGCCTGGGTCGAGGTCGGGGCTGGGTCGTAACCACGCCGCAGCGGAGGGCTTGCCCGATGCGACAGTTCACAGACACACAGGGCCGCAGCTGGCAGATCGTGCTGAACCTCGGCACGGCGCTCCGGGTGAAGGACGCACTCGGCGTGGACCTGCTGGCGCCCGAGGCCGGCGAGCCGCCGCTGGTCACCCGCCTCACCACCGACGAGTTCCTGCTCGGCTCGGTGATCTGCCAGCTCCTCGCCCGGCAGATGGAGGCCTGCAAGCTGACCGAGGCCGACATCCTGGCCGCCTTCGACGGGGCGACGCTGCTCGCCGCCCAGGAGGCGTTCTTCGCGGAGATGGTGGATTTTTTCCGGAGCCGCGGCCGTGCCGACCGGGCGGCCGCGGTGGCGAAGCATGCGGCGCTGATGCAGGCCGCGGTCAGGGCCGCGGAGGCGCAGGTGGCCGCGATCCGGCCGGAGACGATCCTTGGGGGGACGTCTGGCGCGTCGCCGGGATGATCCCGGCCGACCCCCGGCCGTTCACGCTGCGGGAGCTGCTGTGGATGGCCGACGGGGCGCACCGGGAACGCTGGATGAGGATGGGCCCGCTCATGGCCCTGATCGCCAATGTCAACCGCGACCCGCGCAGGTGCCGGCCGTTCCGGCCCGAGGACTTCGACCCGTTCGCCGCGAAGGCCGGCCCCGAGCCGGTGGTGCTTGACAGGACGACCGTCGGGCAGCTGCGCCGGGCCCTGGGCAGGTGAGAGAAGGAGGACCGCAACATGATCACCGGACTGCGCATGAACCCGGCCGCCCTGATCGCCGCCGGACTGGCCGTAACCCGCGTGGCCGAGGCCGGCGGCTACACCTACGTCGGTCACGCGCTTGGCGACGACCCTTCCGAGGGTGCCGCCGTGTGGATGATCCGGCGAATTGACGAAAACGGCAGTTCCGCGTTCGCCGACGGGGTGCGCGACTTCTGCCGGCGCTGGGATCTGCGCGCCACCTACACCTACGCGGTCTGAGGGCGAACCATGGCGAAGAAGGTCTACGTCATCGAAGCCGACGACCTGCTCCCCCTCGGGGGCGGGCTGTTCCTTGTGGACGGCACGCTGCTGCCGGCGGCCGCCGATGTGAAGGCCGGCGTGGCCTACGGCCCCAGGGGAAGCCTGACCGGGGAGCTGGCCGCCGGGGAGGCCGACTACCCCGCCGAGGCCGACGTGCGCGACGGAACCGAGTTCGACGACGGGGCGAAGACCGGCAGCCTCGACCTTCCGGCGTCGGCTGATGTGCGGGACGGCACCAAGTTCGACGGCGAGACGAAGGAGGGCACGCTCGACCTGCCCGCCGCCTCGGACGTGAAGGCCGGGGTCAAGTTCGACGGGGAGAGCAAGGAAGGCACCCTCGTCCTGCCGCCGCTGGCGAGCGTGCGGCGAGGGGTTGTCTACGGCGCCGGCACCGGGAAGCTGCCCATGTCCTATCTGCCGCGCACTGGACAGACCACCAGCTATGACGACGGCGACGATGCCTACTGGCTGGCCGGATACCCTGTCAACGGCAGCCTCACCGGGCTGCAGGACGACTCGGAGTGGCGCCTCGACTACGACATCGCCGACGGACGCTGGCAGATCATCGATTCCGACTGGGAGATCGTCGGCGACCTGTTGACGGGGCTGATGACGCCCAAGCGGTTCTGGGACATCGTTCTGGACAGTGCCCTGGCGACCAAGTACATGCGCTACGACATCTACGCCACAACGTGGCTTGCCGGCTGGACGGCGACCATCGGGGAGGTGTGGCGGGATGACGCGGACAACGACGGCCTGTACTGCTGCCTGGTCACACACACGACGGCCGGGGCGAACATGGCGGCGGAACGCGCCGCGAACCCGACCTACTGGCGTGCGCTCGATTTCCTTGGCAGTTACTACTCGGGCAGCATGATCGCGTGGAAGCAGGCGGGCGCCTGGGGCACGGCCATCGACCTGATCGAAAGGATGAACACCCTCGAATGGGGCGGGTACGACGACTGGCGGATGCCGAACATCACTGAGCTTCTGACGTTCGCCGAGCATCACACCGTGGACGTTGAGCGGAACTTCAACGCCGTTGCCCTGTGGGCCGCCGGCTACGGCATCATCCCGCCGAACTGGAGGAACCCGAAGGGGGGCGGAGAGCCGGACATGATCATCACCAGGAACCGGTGCTGGTCGAGCACGTCGTTCGACACCGACACGTCCGTTGCCTGGGGATGGTACGCGGGAAGCGGCCAGAACCCCGTCTTTGGCTTTCCAAAGGCGGTTGCCGTTGATCTCTCGGTGTTCCCGGTGCGAGGCGGCATGAGGAAGGTTATCACATGAGGAATGAACTGGTCGCCTGCGCCATCAGGCCCGCCCGGATGGAACAGTGGGTCGATCCGAAGGCTGGCACCGTCGAGACGCGGCACCCGGGCGGCGTGGTGCAGGTGGTGGACATCGAATGGCTGGAGGCCCGGCGCGCGCGCCTCGCTGACGAACTGAAGGTCGTCTCGGACACGCTGGCCGCCCGGATCGCGGCGATTGACGGCGCGCTCAAGGCACTGGCCGAGAACGCCGGCAAGCCGCCAGCCAGGATTGCCCTATGAGGAGCCGGACACGGCAGAACGCCCGCAACAGACAGGAGAAAGAGCAATGACGGACACGGCACAGTGGTACACCTCGAAGCGCATGTGGACCCTCGGCATCACGGGGCTGTGCATGGCCCTGCGCTGGGCCGGCGTGAACGTCCCCTACACGAGCGAGGAGCTGACCGCCATCATCTACCCGGTCGTGGAGGCCGCCGGCGTTGCGCTGGCCGCCTGGTGGACGCTGCGGGCCAACCGGCAGCTTGTCGGCCTGAAGCCGGTCACCCGCGATGATGAGGTCGGGAAGGACGCGGAGCCGAAGTCCCCCGCCTGGATGACCGGCGTCGCCCGGTGCCTGCTTGTGTGCGGCCTGGCGCTCGGCCTCTCCGGCTGCATGGGCCTGGCGCCCTACGCCGACCCGCGCACCAACTACCGCACGACGGGATCGCAGCAGCTGCAGTGCGACGAGCTGGTGGTCAACGTCAACCTGCCCGAGGGCTACAATGGCCCGGCGCCGACCATCGCGCTCTTCGGCCAGGGCGCCTACGCCGAGAACTCGACCTACCGGCTGGACACCCAGGCCGACGCCGCTTATGACCTCGCGTCGCAGTGGGACAGCGCCCAGGCCCAGCAGACCCGCACCGGCCAGCAGACGGTTGGCAGCGGTCAGGGCGAGGCCACCGGCACCGGCACGCAGACCAGCACCCCGACCACCACGACCACGGTGGACTTCCGCCCGGCGGCCGCCGTCACCGGGCAGGGCCTCTCGCAGGCCCAGGCGCAGCCGGCGACCTCCACGCAGCAGGCCGTGCCCCTCGAAGCCCCGGCCGCTGCGCCCTGAAGGATCACGAGATGAGCCAGGCACTGCTTGAAGAGCTGCGGCGCAAGGCGGAGAGCCTGACCAACGGCCACCGCGGCGACGTGGCGCACCTGTGCGACGTGGTCGCCAGCCTCGCCATCGTGGTGTGCGACCTCTCGGAGCACGGCTGCGCCGTCCAGTGCCGGCCCAGGTTCGGCTGGCCGGCGGCGGCGGCCGTCCTTGGGGCGTTGGGCATGGTGGCCGGCATCGTGCTCAAACTCCTCTCCTGACGGAGGCGGCCCGTGGCCAACCCGAGTTCCATCCGTGCCGGGAAGGCCTTCGTCGAGCTGTTCGCCGACAACTCGAAGCTCGTGCGCGGCCTGCGGCAGGCCGAGGGACAGCTCAAGGCCTTCGGCTCAAAGGTCGGCGGCATCGGGCGGCGGACGTCCGCCGCCGGGGCCGCGGCAGTCGCGGGCCTCGCCGGCGCCGGGAAGTACTTCGCCGCGGCCGGCGACGGCGTGGCCAAGGCCGCCAGGCGCACCGGCATGGCGGCCGAGGCCTTCTCCGCCCTGGCCTATGCGGCGGAGCTCTCGGGCGTGAGCACCGAAAACCTCGAGGTGGGCGTGCGCATGATGCAGCGGACCCTGGGCGAGGCGGCCGGAGGCTCGAACACCGCCCAGGATGCCCTGGCCGCCCTCGGGCTTTCGGTCGAGGGCCTGCTCGGCCTCTCGCCCGACCGGCAGATGGATGTGCTCGCCGACCGGCTCGTCGGGATCACGAACCCCGCGCTCCAGGCCGCCACGGCCATGGACGTCTTCGGCCGCAACGGCGCGAACCTGCTGCCGCTGCTCCAGGAGGGCGCCGCCGGGATGCAGGCGCTCCGCGACGAAGCCGCCCGCCTCGGGCTGGTGGTCAGCTCGGAGGACGCCGCGGCGGCCGAGGAGCTGGGCGACGCCTTCGACCGGGTCTGGAAGACGCTCAGGCGCGTCGTGTTCGAGGTCGGCGCCGCGCTGGCGCCGACCCTGCAGCGCGCCGCCGGATGGATCACGCGCGCCGCAGTCGTCACCGGCCAGTGGGTGCGCGAGAACAGGCCCCTGATCGTGACCGCGCTCAAGGTCGCGGCCGCCGTGGCCGCGGCGGGCGCGGCCCTCGTCGGCCTGGGCGCCGCGATCAGTTTCGTTGGTTCCGTGCTGGGCGGCCTGGCCACGGTCTGGTCGGCCCTGGGCACCGCGGTCTCGGCGGTGGGTGCGGTCATCGGGGCGCTGCTCTCGCCCGTCGGCCTGGTCGTGGCGGCCGTGGCCGCCCTCGGCGCGGCCATCCTCCACTGGACCGGGGCCGGCGGCAGGGCCCTCGCCTGGCTCGGGGACGCCTTCAGCGTGCTGCGCGCCGACGCCGCGGCGACCTTCGGCGGCGTCGCCGACGCGTTCATGGCCGGAGACATCTCGCTGGCCGTGAAGGTGCTCTGGCTCGCCATCAAAATGGAGTGGACCCGCGGCGTCAACTGGCTCCAGGACATCTGGTACGCCGCCCAGGCGATGCTGGCCAAGGGCTTCGCCGCGCTCTGGTACGGCGCGCTCGCCGCCGGGCGCATCGTCTGGAACGCCCTGGCCGGCGGCTGGGAGGCGGTCGTCCACTTCATGGCCGGCGCATGGGAGGGCTTCGCGCTCACCATCCTGACCGTCTGGGAGAAGGTCAAGGCCGCCGCCGCCAAGGCCTGGAACTATGTCAAGGGCCTGTTCGACAGCAAGCTCGACGTCGAGGCCGCCAACCGGGCCGTCGACCAGGCCCGCGACGCGGCCATCGCCCGGGCCGGACAGCGCACCGGGGAGAGCTTCGGCGCACGCGAGGAGCGCTTTGAAGCGAACCGGG